CCGAGAAGCCGAGGTCGGGGATGATGCCAGACCAGATATCGGCGACGTCCTTGTGGTGGGTGACGAGCGGAATGCCGTGACCCTGCAGGATTGGCGCAATCTCGCGGTCTTGGAACACCACATAGTCGAGCGGCAGCAGCAGTGCGTGTTGATTCACGCCGATGAAGAGGCCGGTCGCCTGCAGCCGGGGCCGGACAAGTCGCAGGTCCGACAAAAGAGTGGGGCCGCCACCCAGGACGACTGCGCGTCGCCCTGAATGACGGCCCCTGATCGAGACGAGGTCGATCACGATCAGGTCGTGATGATCTCGTTGCACTCGGCGAACGACTCGGGGTACCGCACTGCGAAGTCGCAGTCGTGGAACGCCGTGACGCGCACCGTCGCCGCGCTCGAGCCGGTGTACGGGTCGACCATGAGATCGATGCCGCTCCACTGGCCGATGAGCAGGTCGCTCCAGACGCCGAAGATCATGGCGCTGAGGTTCGTGCCCGAGCCCTTCGTCAGGTTCGACGGCACCTGCTGGCTGACCGTCAGCGGATACCCGTAGAGGTCCGAGAACGGCGGCTGCAGGATGAAGTTGCCCTCAACGCCCGAGGCCTGGCGCGCAGTGCGAGCGAGACGGCTCTTAACCTGCGCGTTGGTGAGGAACCCGGCGCTCGTCGCGTCCACGTTGTCGATTTCGACTTCGCGCACGAGATCGACCACCATCTGCCACGTCGGCGCGAGGCCGTTGGTGCCGAGGGTGACCGAGCCGATGCCGGACGTGTTGAGCACGCCGGTCGGGCGGTTGGTGCCCGAGCCCGAGATCGCGGCGTTGTCCATCGCCACGGCGATCGTCGAGGCCAGATCGTTGCGGATCAGGGTCTCGATGTCGAGCGAGGACTGCAGCATCAGGCGGCGGCTGAAGTCGACGTAGCCCGCGAGGGTCTTGGGCGACAGCGTGACCTGACCGAATGACGGGAAGTTGGTCGACTCTGCCGGGGCAGCGTTCTCAGCGACCCACGCAGCGGTCGAGGGACCCGTCTTCTTCGGGATGGCGACGTTGCCTTGGAGGCCCGTGAGGTAGGTCGCACCGAGCTGCGCCGTCACCATCTTCGCGCGGAGCACGTCGATGAACGAGCCGGCCAGGAGGTCGGTCGCCACGAGGTTGCCGCCCTTTGCGGTGTTGGTCGCGGTGCCCGTGAGGATGTCGCGCTTCTGGAACAGAACATCCGTCGGGACGGTGAGACCGCGGCTGGCGCGGCCTTCCTTCTGCGCGGCGGCCACGCTGGCCTCGAACTCGAAGGCAGCGGCGCGCTGGGCGCGGGCGTCCGTCGGGTTGCTGAGGGCGTGGATGGCGCGGGCGAAGGAGAAGCTCTTCGCTTCCTTCTCGGTGAGACCGATGTCGGCGGTCGCGAGCGGCTTGCTCGAAACCTTGTCGAGCAGCGAGCCGCGGAAGGACTCGACGCTCGCGCCGTCGCGGATGGCCTGCTCAGCGTACTCGCGCTGGTTGTGCCGCGAGCCGAGCTCGAGGATGGTGGCGGCGCGGTCGCGCTCGGCCTTCATGCCGGAATCACCGGCGGGGTTCATGCTGTCCATTTTGTGGGACTCCTTGGGGAAAATGATGGAAATGGGCTTGTCGGAGAGCGAGCGGCCAACGCCGACGGATGAGTCTGCGGGGATGCTCACGATGCTGATCTCGAGCGGCGTCCAGTGGGTTGCGCGGAAGACCTCCCGGCCGTCCTGCTCGCCGTCGGATACCATTTCGTCGATGATGTAGCCGACGCTCACGTTCGCACGGATGCCGTCGACCACGTCCTGATAGATCTCCTCGGCGCGTGCGCTTTTCCCAAAGCGAACGCGGGCGCGGGCTACGCGGTCCTCGCCGAGACTGATCTCCTCCACGACGCCCACTTGGTCGGTGGGGTCATGATCCACGAGCAGCGGGGCGCGCCCACTGCCGATGAACTCTGCGCCGATCGCCTCGGCGCTGTGCTCGAGGATTTCCACCCCGAAGCCACGCTCGACCGGCATCTCGCTGCTGAAGGCGAGCACGACGGAGCGGCCTTCCACGGTGTCGCGCTGAACCTGCGCCGTGCGGAAGAATCGCGTCGCCGGCCCCTTGCGCTTGCCGGCCTTTCGCTCATCGGCGCTGTACTTGCCTTTCGGGCGGGCGGCGGGGGCTTCCTCGCTCTCCTCGTCCTCGTCCTCGTCCTCGTCCTCGTCCTCGACGGCGGGCTCGGCTTCATCTTCGGCCTGGGGCGCTTCCTCGGCGACGGGCGCTTCGTCCCCGTCCTCGACGACTTCGTCAACTACGGGCGCGACTTCGGAGAGCGCGACTTCTGCGGCGGCGATGGCAACCTTCGCGGCGTCGAGCGCCTCGACGGCGGCCTCGACGGCGGCGGCTTCGTCTTCTCGTTTTGGCTTCTTGGTCACGTCAATACCTCGATGGTGATGGCGTTGTAGCGGGGCATTTCCGCCGATGCAAAACATTCGGTCACTTCCACACGCCGGAGTCCTTGATAAACACGGTCGCCACCTTCCAGGTGCCAGCCACCTTGATATGGGTCGTGGTCTCCTTCCAGACGCCGGAGACCCTGATCCAGAGCTTCGACGGACTGGATGGCCCTGTCGAGGTCTTGTAAAAAAGAAGCAGCGACATGGCAGCCGATTACGCAACCGTGCGGAGTTTGTTCAGCGTGTCCTGTGTTTCCTCGATCTGCGCGTCGATGCGATCGACCTGCGTCATGTCGCCAAGCGCAAGCGCTGACCCGCGCACGCTATGCAGATTTGAAAGCCGCCGCTCACACGCCTTGATAAGTTCTGCGATAGTCATATCAAATCACCATCTGCCGAAGCAGGACTTGTGAGGTGTTGAGGAGGAAATAGACGTAGTAGATTTCGGTCGCGCCGTCTTTGTAGACGACATCGAACGCCGTGTCTCCGACGATGGCTGCACCCTGCGGGTAGAGTGCCGTAGACCACGGGAACAGTTCGGAGCGCGCAAAGTCGTAGGCAAACCAGCGGCCCGTTGCGTCTTTCTGGATGTAGAGCCGTCCACCGTGTAGCGCGTACTTCGTGCCGGTGCCAAAAACCTCGGCGTTCGGGCTGTAGGTAACGCCGCTGACCCAAGTGTTGGCCGAGATGTTGTAGTAGTCGAGAACACCGCCAGCCGTGCCTCGGAACGAGTAGATGCGGTTGCCGTTGATGATGGATGATTCGTTGTTCCAGTCAGTCGCCTCGACCGAATGCACCCAATGGCCGCTCATGCCCGCGCCCGGCGCAGCAGCACGCGCAGCAGTCGGCGCAAGCGTCGACCAAGTGTTCGCGGAGATGCTGTATCGGTACAGCGTCACGGCGTTGTTGCCCATGTAGTACAGGAAATCGTCATTGCCCGAGATAGCATAGGTCGAGGTCGCATCCGGCGTGGTCGTCCATGTCGCTACAGTCAGCGAGTCGGCGGTGTTCGCCGTGATGGTGCGAATCTGCCCCGCGCCGGTTCCACCAGTGATGCGGACTTGGTAATTGATCCACTGGCTCGCCGTCCAAGTCTTGCCGGTCTGCACCAGCGTCGTTGCAGTAGCCGAAGTCGCCGTGCCCGTGGCGAAGTGTTTGAAATCGCCATCGACCATCGAAGGCGTGGCGATGAGTTTGCCGTCGGTGCCAATGGTTGCCGCAAGACCGGTGATGGTCAGCGTCGTCCATGTGTTCGTCGCGTAGTCGTACACGCGGAACGACCCCGCCGCGAGGGTGCCAGAGCCGAGAACATAGAAGCGCGGGGTAAGCAGCCGGTAGGTCGTCGATGCCGAGAACGCGCTCGCCTGCGTTGCGACCGTGATGACGGCACTTGCGCCGATGGTGTTCGATACGATGTCCAGCACCGCGCCGTTGTTCGGGCCTGACATGATCAGAATCTTGTACCCGCGCAGGTCACGCGCAAGAGTCTGGTTCGTCGTGATGGTCGAGGTCGTGCCAGCCGTCGCAGTCAGCGAAGCCGCGCCAATGGTTGAACCTGTAGACCACGCGCCTGCGGTGCCGGATGCGCCTGCCGCAAGAGTTCCCGCGAGCGCGGGCGAGGTGATAGTTACCCATCCGTCCTCGGTCGGGTTGTACATGAACGCTTCGGTCGTCCCGCGCACAAGCATCTGCTGCTGACGAAAGTGCCGCGAGGAAATGACCATCGCGCCAGCAGCCGAAGCAGCAGGCGCAGGGGCGCAGAACTCCCACCGCTTGAGGTCAAGGATTTGCCGATTTCCGTTTGTGGTCGCCATTTAGGTCACCGAGATGTTGCGTCGAAGGGAGTCCGCTTGCAGGTGCATGAGCGCGGGGATTTGGTCGTTCGCAGAAAAGCCACCGACCTGCGCTTGGTTGGTCACCGTCGAAACCGTCGTGACCGTGCCGAGCGTTTGACCGCCGGCGATGGAGCCGACGGTTACTTGGAAATTTGCCGCCGTTGCCTGCCGCGCCTCCATGATTGGCTGGCCTTGCAGGTTCGGCAAAGCAAAGCCAATGCTCTTGGTCAGCGAGCTCGTCGCGATCCGCAGCGCCTCGAGCGCCTCGACGAGCTCGCCATAGGAAGCGTTTACCGGCAGCGGGTTGCTGGCGGTTCCGACTGGGGTCGTCGAGTTCGGCGTGGAGTCGACCAGCTTCATCTGCTGGTACTGCACACCGCCGATGTCGTCGGTGGCGACAATTTCGCCAGTGCCGGGGAGCGTTACGTTATCGGCCATGCGTCAGCCTCAGGTGTACTGCAGGTAAATGTCGCCGTCCGACCCGCCCGAAGGCGCGGCGGTGCCGGATGTGATGGTCTTCTGCGCCGTTAGGTTCGACCGCGCCGTCACCGCGTCCGTCGCGCCGGTGCCGCCGTTGGCGACGGCGAGCGTGCCGGCCAGGGTAATCGTGCCTGCGCCAGTGACGGGGCCGCCTGAGGTCGTGAGGCCCGTTGTGCCGCCAGAGACATCGACCGAGGTCACCGTTCCCG